ATAAACCTGATTGGTTGTCGCGATTCCGCGGGCTGAAGCGTCGTTGACTGCGGCGAGGATCTCTCTCTGATTGGCCATGCTGTTCTGATTGTCAAAACCGCGCTGGACCTCGTTGGATGTTGCGAGGTTTTCATAGCCAATGGCGTTAGCGAAACCGTTGTTTGCGCCCCATCCTCCAAATCCGTTGCCCATGAGAAGAGCAAAGATAAGGAAAGCCATGAATCCACCGTTGCCGAAGCCGAATCCATCATTCATGTAGACTGGAGTTCCGTTTTCAATAGCCATAGCGTTGTTCTCCTTGTAATATTAAGCGTTATGTAAAAGGAGTGACACTCCCTTATTTAAACTGCATTGCGAACTGGTTAAGATCAATTCCCCTTTCTTTAGCGATGTTTTCTGCCATCTCCTTGAGCTGGGACTCGCTCTTACCATCAATCATTTGCTTTATCTGATTAAACTTTTGAGGATTTTGTCTTTGCATCCTTTGAAGTATCTGCTGTTGCATCGCTCCCATGGGATTTCTCATTACTTGGCTCATGCCTTGCATTACCTGAAATGGATTCATACAAACCTCCTATTGATTTCTTAATCTCATCTAATTCTCTCAATATGTGTTCGTTGGGGTCTTTAGCTTCAACTTCCACTTCACCTTCCTGAGAAGGAGAATAGATATACATTTCACTTTTTCCATTCTCAGTATTCATTCTCTTAAGATAAATCTTTCCAGTTCCAGTATCTGGGAACAAATAGAATATTCCAGGCTCTACGGGAAAAGCCTTCGCTTCATCTATTGAACCCATTTGCTTCACAAAATACTGTGGTTGCTGTGGTTGAGGATGAGGATTGAATGCTGGTTGCTGATATGGTTGCTGTACCATACCGTTTTGCATGTTAAGCTGATTAAGCTGTTGCTGAATCATTTGCTGTTGAGCTATTAGATTGTTTCTCTGATAATCCAGCATGGGATTGTAAGGATTCATTACTTACCTCCATTTAACGTTTGCTTTAGTTCTTCATTGAAAAGAACAGGATCTATGTTATGAGACTTTGCGTAATCAACACAGCAAAGCACTCCGTGGTTAAGCATAATCTTGATTTGATTTTTATCTTTGGCAGTAAGAGTTTTAATGCAGTTAACAACACATTCTTTAACGTTCATAGCTTAACTATAAAGAATTGGAATGAATTAAAAGCAAACTTGTTTTATATAATTTGCATAAGAGAAATCATAAGGAAAAAACATATAAAAAAACAGCGTCCCGCCTAAGCAAAACGCTGTTAAAGGTGTAATACTTATGAGAATACAGTTACACTTGCATCATTACATTAAATCCAACACTTTTGCAAGTTTTTCTCTAATTGTTTTTAATTCATTAGAAACAACAAGAGAACAAACACCAAGTTCATCAGCAATAAAGTTTATATCTAATCTGCGTATGTAGTACATGTGAAATATCTTATCTTGTCTGTCAGTGAGAAGAAGGTCGTCTTTAACTTTATCAATTTCACTTTTAACTGCTGTCTTAGTGAATTTGTTAACTTTCCTAACTAACTGCGACATACCTTCTTACTGCTCCATCGTTTCCATTCATGTTTACTGTTGCTGTGGTTGTGCCTTTGGAAATGTTCTTGCTGTAACTGTCCTTAACATGTCTTTCCAAAGACTTAACAACTCTTACCATCTTTTTACCGTTCTCTTCATAAAAGTGGACAGTTGTTTTCTTCCTTATAACATACTTGGCGTTGCTACCCTTGAATCCTGTTGCATATCTAAGAGTCACAGCCATTTGACATTACCTTACTTGCTTATGTTAAGATTGTTTTGATTATAATCAGAAAGCTCGTTCATGATTTCAACTTCTGAATAGAAATCAAACTGATTAAGAAAATCCATCATCTTTTGGGCATTATCATCAGCCATCTGCTTCATTTTCTGCGCATTGTCATCAGACATGCTTTTAATGAGATGCTGATTATAAACACCCATGGCGATTAATCCGCCAACTGCAACAACAGCGAAAACAATAAATGATATAAGAAGAATTCTGACTATTTTTTTAAGGAATGAGACATGGCTTCTTGAATCACCTATGGTTTCCTTCAAGAAAAGATTGAAAGAATCCTTGTTCTCTTCAAGCTCCTTCTTTGCGTTGTTTATCTTTTTGGAAGCTTCTTTGGCGACCTCTTCACTAAGCTTCACGTCAATGTTTCTCATACAATTTCCTTTTTCTCATCCAGCTTTTGCTTTATGTTTCTGAGCTCATCTTTATTCTTGTTGTCATTAAGCTCATTGTCTATCATGGCTGAAATAGCTGAACACAACAGATTAACAGCAGTGTTTGTTTCCTCAACTTTTTTGAGAATCTCTTCTTTTTGAGTTTGATTCTGATCTTGAAGCTTTTCTATCTTTTTGTTGAGCAGTTCTATGTCCTTTTCATTTTGCTTAATTCTACTAAATGCAGTAAAAATTTTGAATAAGAATGTTGCTATAACACCAATTGTGGTTATTCCCACTGCTATCTGACCAAGTGTCCAGTTTTCCATTGGCTACTCCTATACACCTAAAGTATAGCGCAAACAATTGCATTTGCGCTATAACTATTTTTAACTTTCAAACACATCTCGGAAAGGAAGTCCAGTATGTTCTTTAACCCATTTGTAAATTGCAGAATACTGTGCATCTTTACCAGCTGGAATAACTCCATTTGAAAATATATTTCTAAGATCCATATTAACATTCCATGAATAAATCAAAGAATCTACAACTCGTGAACCACAACCAAAATCAACTGAAGGGTTATCAAGAACATGATTATTCATTTCTTTAGATTCTCTATTAGGATAACATTTTAAAGAAAAATGAATAGTATCAGTAGTATAGAACAAATCATCTATCACCCAATAAGCATCTATAAAATCAACATATAATCTATTCTTATCTTTTGTCAAAGTCATTGAAAGTGCCATAAACTTTATTCCTCCACTGAATATGCCATATAAGCATTACTAGTATCTATTAATCCACCTTTATAGTGTTCAGGACTATATCTATTTATGAAACTAGTATCGCTTATACCGCCTTCTTTAACTATTGGACAAGCGTATAACTTAGAACCTCTTTTCCACATATGTCTGTATTCACTCTTATCAGGTATTACACTAATAGTCCCAAGATACCAGTCATATCTTTGTTCTATATCACCTACTCCACTTGAATAACCACGAATATGTATTTTCCACAAATGAATATCGCTATCGTCATATAAACCATAACGATCTGTTTCATCATTCTTATTATGAAAAAATTTCTTTTCTCTTTCAGCATAATAATTAGCTTGAGCATACGCCATGAGTTCACCATAATAATTGAAACCATTTGATCCGTTCCATTTATAAAAAGTAGCAGTCAACTCACTATACCCAAAAAAACCCTGATCAGCATAAATTCTGAAAATAAAAGATGGTGCCGCTATATAAATGTCATGCTCTGAAAACGCAGCCGGCTCATAAGAATAATTATGAATTTTCCATTCATTTGGATAAGTCTGTTTGAAATCATTATAATTTATACTAACTCCTCTAGCTACACCCATAACTTACCTCAATTCCACACCGCCCCATAAATCTTACTAGGTAATGTGATTGTAATGATACTTCCATTTAAAGATACAGCGTTTCCAACATGACTACCATCTGAATCACTTATTCTTATTTGAACAGTTTTATCAACTTTAAGATTATCACCATTAGCTCTAGCAGTAGCCTCTTCACTCAAAGCAGTCTTTGTAGCATAGGTATTTTTAATGACATTACCATCATTATCTTTTTCAGCTTTTTTCGCAATAAGAGTACCATCACCTATATCATTACGAATTTGAGTATCAGCACCTTCTCTTGTTGATGCTTCATTATCTATATTATCCTGCAATAGAGTATCAGCGTTTGTTCTAGCTTCTACTTCTGCATCAATTCTATTACCAAGAGCATTTCCATCGTTATTTGGAGAAAGACCATTGTTATAAAGAATCGTATCTAATTGATCAGTATTACTATTCCAATGTCTGAGGTCATATTGATCAACGTAATCTGGTTTATTGAACTTATAGTAAACTGACTGTTGCATCAAACCACTCCTATCATCTATTGATTATACTATATGCTATGAAGACAAGTAAACTACCGACTCCAATTCCAATCACATCAGCAACAATGTCCCACCAATCCCATTTGTTGCCTTTAGCCTTGGAATCACCGTATTCCTTACCAAGACCCAAGCCAAGGGAAAACAATCCGCTTGCAATCATCGAATCCCTCATACCCATGAGGAATGTCACAATCCCCATAAGGAAGGTTGTACCGAAGCAAACGATGAAATGCAAGAACTTATCCCAAGGGATATGAAAGAAGGCAAGGATTTTCTGCAGAAGTTTCTTCATTCTATTCCAAGCTCCTCTTTTGCCCTTGCCTTGCATTCTGCACGATATGCTTGGTACTCGGCATACTGTTCACGATACTCTTCAGGGTCAGCGAGATAGTTGTTAATCAAAGCAGTCTCAGCATCAGCTGAATACCGCTCATGAATGAATTCACTGACATAGATGGGATACCACTTTTCGGGATTCTTCTTAGCGATAAGTTTTCTTGCTTGTTCTTTGGTCATATCATTTCTCCTTATTGATACATATAGCCGATATCCATAGCCGATACGATGGCAGGGTCATTGGTCTGAGTTGTGCTGAGAGTTCCACCGCCTTCGGTCGCAAGGGTCGGGTCGAGAACAGGGGTTACTGGTGTGTCAGGGGTGGGAATGGCAATAGCATAGAGCAATGGCACGTTCTTGTTGTCAGCCTCAAATGCAGAGACATCACCGTTGTACGAATCATCACGGATAACGATGTCTTTCGGACTGACCAAATACTCAAACCAAATTGTGTCATCGTCTCTTGTCACTGATGAGCCGTTAGGATATTTAGGACATCTGAATCCTTCAGACGCTCTGTCTGAGAATGTCTTGCGGAAAACTCCGTTGTGATAAGCCCAACCAGTACCCAAGACTGTCTGAACATACTTCCTCGTTACAGCTCCACTCTTAGGTTCGTACTCATCTCCGTCAACAACCAAGTTGTTACTGACCACCTTGAGCAGTCCTCTGAGGGTGACTGGGGTAGGAAGGGTGAGATTATCTGTCATATACTCATGGAAGTTTGCCTTGCCCGTATAGGAGTCGAGGCATATCTGAATATCGTTCTTAAACGGCAACCCACCATAGCTTGCCTTGTTAAAGGCAAATGCCATGAAATAAGCACTCGCATCGGTTGTGAAGTTATGGTCTTTTGTCAGCGTTGGTGCGCCTGTGCCTATCTTCTGCTTGTTGATATCAAAGTAATACACTGAGAAAGCAAGGGGTGACTTGAGATAATACGTTGTATTCGGCAAAACAGGGATAAGGTTGACATTTCGCAAATATGAGGTGCTTGGGGTTTTCTCTCCTGTGGTCGCATTATACTCGCCTTCTTCAAGTTGTCCGTCAAACAGATTCACTCCCACAGACTTGACCGCCTCATACGTTGTACTCACCAGTCTCCCAGTCTCATGTGAGTTGTCCTGTGCCTTGACCAGTGCCTTGAAGAGTGCCACTCCTGCACCTGTGGTGGCTTGCTCGATTGAATATAGGTAATTGGCAACGGATGGGCCGAACATCTGTGTGAGGTCGTATGCACGGCTTGCGGCCTTGAAATTAACTGACCCTCCTGCAAGGGATGCCACCGCAGTTGCGGTTATATCAGTGAGCAAAGCGACCAAGTCAGTTGTATTTGCTGGCATCTTCACAAGCTGATATCTGTCAGTTAAACCTCTACCTGCAAGATATGTCTCGCCATTATATGCAGACCAACCGAACTCTACACCTGTCGGGATTGTTCCTGAGAGTAGTTCAACGAAAAGGAAAATGACATGACCTGCCTGCATTGGAATCCTCGCAGGATTATCTGAATATGAATAGGCTCTTGCAGTAGGAGTGCCAGTCACAGATATTGTTCCATCTCCGTTTGCCGTGAAGGAGACTCCATTGGTATTCAGCTTCGTTGCGTTATTTTGTAATAGCTGATCCCACGCTACTGTCACTCCTCTCAGCTTACTCACAATCGCATACTCTTCAACACCTTCAGGAATACCGTTCATGCTGTAATCCTCATCGGGATAAATCATCTCCTCATAATCACCACTCTTGTGTTCGAGATTGCGGAGTCTTTTATTGTGGTTGGAAAGAATTGAGGTGTGTTTCACAATTTGAGACTGAAGATCATTATCTTTGGCAATACGAGCATTCTGCTCATTTGCATCAGCTGTCTGCCTGGCACTTTCCTCATCACTTAATTCAGTCTTTGTCGCATAAGTGGACTTAATATTGTTTCCGTCCTCATCTTTCTTTGCTTTCTCGACAGTTGTGGTTCCGTTCTTAATTTTAGTAATTTCAGCATCAAGAGCCTCATCTGCACTCTGCCTTGTCGTAGCCTCAGAACTGATAAGACCTTCAGTGCTTTCAAACGCACTGTCAATCCTACCTTCAAGATTATTGAAATTACCTGCGCTTAGAGCATCACCAACTTCAGTAACTCCACCAGTGTAAGGTTCAATCTTCTGACGCCCGTTTGTGTCTTTTGGACCAATTGTGTATAAATCTAAATCAGTACCAAGTCTTCCTTTCCAAGTTTTCCGATTAAATGATTGAGAAGCCATTTCTTATTCTCCTTTACATATCACTCGTATAAGAAGGATTAACACTAGTATCAGGACTACCTTCTCTATCTGATACATAACCTGTCATAAGACCACTAACAGCAATATCATAAGGATTAAGATCTTCAGGATCAATGCTATCAGGATCAGCGACAGCATACATTTCAATTGTTCTGTCAAATATGCTGTATTTGCTAAGTTCTCTATATGTATAATGACAAAGATTAAATTCATCAGTAATATCACCTGTAGAATCCATTGTATAGCTTCCATTACCAGGACCAACATATTTATATATACCATCTACGAAATTATAATCGCCATTGCTTGTTCCAACATCAGTAAATGTTAATTCTCCATAATTCAACCCAGTAAGATACAAATAGGTGTAAGGTGTTGATAAAATAAGCAAAAGATTGGCAGGAACTATTTCTCTTATTCTTTTAACATACTGTGAATATATGTTTCTGTCTGTCATTGGAATAGAAACTATAACTGTGAAATCTTCTGGTTTAATTTCAAAGCTAAAGTTGTTGTTACCAACGATGTTTTTGAGAAGCTCACGAAATCTTTGTCTTGTAAATGGTGGTTTATACACCATTTTGTTGTAAACAATGTTTCGTCTTTCTTCTGTTGAATAAGTTGAATTAGAATTTATCTCATAAATCTTTTCAAATCTTTCAATGCCTTCAAGATTTGCAGTTTGTATGAATTCATTATCAAAAATTTGCTTTGAGTCTTTAACAACTTTAGAAATTTCATCAGATTCAACACCATAGAGAGCATCAAAAGTAATGTTTTCTTTAGTTACTAATGGTCTAAATCTATGAACTAAAGCCATATCTTAATTACTCTCCTCCTACTTCTGAAATTGTTATGTTGCTTGCAAGAGTCTTAGGAATATACTGATTTTCTGCTGTATCAGTATAGACAACTTTCGTTACTCCTTCTTGTCCGTTAAATTCAACAAGCACAACATCTGTAACGTTTGGACAATTGTTTCTAACTGCTGTAACAACACTTGAAACAGTTACTTCAAGAGTAACGTTTTGCGCAAACTGTGCTCTTACTGAATTGACGTAATTTATTATTGCCTGCTTTATACCATCTGTTTCATCTGCGAGTGTTGTGTTAGTTCCAACAGTAACCCAAATTTGAACAGCAAGGGTTGATTCTGTTGGTGTAACAACTGTAACATAATGCCCAATTGGAGCAATACCATATCCGTTACCGCTGTTGTCTGATGGGTCAACCGCTTCTTGAATCTCTGCTATTGCTTCAGCAGACATTGGAACAAAACCAGTGCCTAAAACTGATATTTTAACAGAACCATCAAATTCAAGTTTTCTTATGTCAGTTATTTCAACAGAACCTGAAATAGATTCATAATCACCAGTTCTCCCTTCACCAACTTGCTCATACACAAGTTCATCATCCAGATTTTTCGTAAGTTCATAATCACCATTTCCTGTTCCAACATATCTGTATTTTGAATGAACTCTCAAAACTTCTCCCATGTTAGATACTTGTTCTGATGGTGCTTCTGAATTAGTTTTTATTGCAAGCACAACCTGCTTTGGATCAATATAAGCGGGGAAAACCTTTACAGCGGCAACACCTTGAATTGAATCAACTTTTTCTATGTAATCTTCAATGTTACCACCAAACGCAATGTAATTGAGATGTTCTATTGCTCTTTGTCTCAGTTCTTCATCACTTTCTCTATCCTCACCTGAAACAACAGTGTTACCAGCTTCTGCCTTCACAAGATTAAGTATTGGAGTAATAGGGAGTATTGTACCTGAATAAGTGTTTGGAAGAGATCCACCAGCTTCACACTCAATAATGTTTTTAAGTACTCCTGATATTACTCTTTTTTCTTTCATGACAAAGATTATATCAGCGTTGTTGGGAACACTGAATCTGCTACCAACAGGAACATCCATGTCCACAAGCTGTTTTTCGCCATTAACTATGACATAATCACCAGTGTTTTCATCAATCTGATAGCATTTAAAAATTCCTATTTTCTGTGTCTTGACAGATTCATTTCTAACAATACCGTAATCATAAACTCTTCTGTCAAGATTTTCTCCATCAGCATCAAGCAGATAACTTTGGTCATTCATTATATCCATTTGAATATAAGCTTCTGCAAGTTCAAGACAAAGAGGAGCAAGAGCATCATAGATAATTGAACCAGGTCTTTTATCTATGTTAGCTAATCTCTCACTTGAAAGACATCTCGCTAGTATTTCTTCATAGGAATTACCATCACTGTATGACATTTATGCTCCCTTCAAACTCACCATATGAGCTCATAACTGTAAATTCAACGTTACATGCGTTTAAGTCATTTTTGTCTTTGCTTATGCTGTTGACAATTACATCTTGAACTCTATCATCTTGCATTAAGGCATCACGAAGTGTTCTTTCAATTGTGGCAGAAATGTAAGTTAAGTCTTTTCCAAGATACTGATTAAGTTCTACACCATAATCATCATCATAAATTGGGTTAGAATAACGTTCTGTCATTAATATGTGATAAACAGATTGCTTCATAGCCTCCAGCCCGCTAATCATACCGCTTGCATAAGTCTCACCTAACCTGTATGTTAAGTTAGGTTGTCTTACAAAATAAGCGTTGCTGGATAATTTATCATATATTTGAGATGCCATCCAAATTTCCTCAAATAAAGTATATATTATTTCTTAAACTAAATAAACAGCAAAATTAAGTTTCTATTCGCTCAGCAACATAGTACATTTGATTATCATTCATAGCAAACATGAGGACTATATCACCAGGTTGGTCACCTTGTCTGCCTTTAAGTTTTGGATAAATCTCAAGAGTCACATAATCCTCATAATCAGTACCACAGTTTTCCTTATGAACATCTTCTGTTTCTTGATTTTTAATTTCATGGCTATGTCCAGTAGTTTCAGTTACAGTTAACGTTCCTTGTCCTGTAAAAACAAATGAAAGATCGCCTCCGTTTGATGAACCTACTCCAGAATCAACTGGAGCATCAGGTAATGGTGGAGTTGTAATTACTCCTCCTGCTGTTGCAGTTGCCTTTTCTGTTTCACCATTGTAAATATGCGTATGAGGAATAGTAACTTTATGAGGTCTGCACATTTGCCCAAGATAAAGAAACTCTTTAGTGAGAACAACATTGTTTCCAATATCTATTTTTAAAGGGTCAACACTAACAACTTCACCAAATATCATAGTGTTGCTTCTAGGTTGACTTGTAAGTTTTCTTAAGTTTCTTAGCAGTCTTATTCCTTCAATATCATTCATAAGAACTTCCTCATCTTAACATTTGTAGCAACTTCAAGTTCCATCATATGCTCATCAGCTTCATATCTGTGAGTAGCAGATATAACATAAACTGGATAATTTACATCAAGCTTGCTAAGATGAAGATAAAACGCACTTCCAGCAAATATTGAATCATGTCCAATTGCGTTTATTTTTAATGTTCTGTTAGGTTGACTGTAAAACTCCAGTGAAGCTTTCATGTATTCTTGAAGCTGGTTTGTAGCTTCAAGATTCTTTAATTCAATTATCTTGCTAAGTATATTCCATCTAGATTTAGTGTTTTCACCAACAGCAGTTCCATCAAGATCTGTACCTGTACCACTTATAATATGTCCCGCATCCATCGCGGCAACCATCTGTTTCTCTTTAACTTGAACATTGCTTTCACTTTCAGCACTAGAATTTTTATCTTTTTCACTGTAAACAAAAATTAATCTGTTGTAAGTCTCATTATCAATATCAACTTTGTAATCATAATCAGTCATAAGAGATTCATCACCTATGAGAAGCACAGTGTCTTTTAAATCACCACTTTCTTCATCACAAAGAAAATCATATCTTATTTCTCTAAGTTCAATAACATCATAACTGCATCTTAAATAAAGCCTGACAGCAAGATTTTCACTGTCTTTTGTTTTGTAAACTCTATTTGATTTAAGACTCTTAGTCATCCTGCTGTTTTCAAGATCCATATAATAGCTTAATATATCAAATAAAGTATCATTAGAAAAATAATGTGCTTCCAATGGTTGAAGATTAACTTCATTAGTCCATTCACCCAATCTACCTTTAAGTTCATAGGCGTTAATAATTTTATCAAACAAAACTCCAATGTTATCAAAGCTTTCATCAACCAAAAGTGAATCACTGTTTTTAAAGTAACGAAGCATATCATACGCAACTACACGATAAACATCACTAATATCAGTTTCCACAGTAAACACTTTTCCGTAAAACACAGATTTACCATTTGAGAAAAACTGCACTAATGAACCCATTCCTATTTTAAGTGAATTAGAATTATCTTTCTCAAGCATAAAAGTGAGTTTACCTGGTTGAGCATCTATTGAAGTTGTGTATTCTATGTTATGCACTATCTGAGAAACATCAAAAGTTCTGTTCTTGCTGTTTTCAAGATAGCTTACAAGCATTGTATATGACATTACCACTCCGAAACAAATTCAGCTATTTCTTTAGCTAACTCAGTACAAATTACAATCATTTGGTCTAATGATGCAACAGCCTGCTCTGGCATTTCCGCAATAGCTTTTAAATCCTCAAGTATTGTTTTTATTATGTTTACACCATCTAAGCAGTTTTCTGGAGTAAAGATGTTGTAAAGCTCACCCATCTTAGTGAGGAACTCTTGCATAGCACCTTCAGTTTGCTCAATATCCTCAATAAGTGATTTCATATCATTGAACAATGCGCTAAGTTGGTCAAGCTTTTTAAATATGCTTGACATTACCTTGCTCTTCTTCAAAGCCTTCTCAACTGAGAAGGTTGGTGTAGTAAACTGAGTTGGATTCCATGACTTGGGAGTTTCAAGAGGAATGTTTGCTGTTACAACTCCATCAGAAACCATTTCAGACATTGTTGCTCTGTTGTTTTCATAAAGCTCTTCCCAGTTCTTTGTATCTCCGTTGTTCTTTCTCACAATAGAAACAATTGAATCATCATCTTTAGTTTCTATTACACTTGGAACAGGAGGTTTGTTTATATTGTTTCTTGTTTGCCTTGGAGCCTCTATTAAAACAGGGCCAAGCCTTTCACTTTCAACAACCTCACCATTGCTTGTTATACCTTGCACTGTTCCATTGCTGAGAATCTTAACTTCTTGAGCCTTGTATTCTTTATACTCTTTGAGTGTTATTTCAAAGTAAATATCATCTTCTTCACCAGCGTTAACCCAGTAAACAAGATTCTCACAAGTAACATCCATGCTAAACCAGTCAAGTCTAGATACAATAAGATGAGCTGGTTTTCTGCTTCTTTGCCATCTTTTAAGCCATTCAATGTATCTCTTAGGTTTATCTTTTGATTCTAAATCACCCCAAAAGAAAGAATTAAATGTGATTTCTGAAAGTGATGGCCTTTGAGGTATACTTATTTGCCCTAACGCTTCAATGTTTTCAGTTACTGATTGAGAAGATATTCCTTGTTTTAATGTTTCAGGATTAACTGGAAAAGTAACGCCACCTCTATCATATTCAATGCTTACATAGATTGGACTAGAATTATCTTGCACAAAAGTTGAAGGTCTTGAAGAAGCTTCATTTATAGGCATAGGACCTCCTTATCTTATAGAAAGATTCGAATTTGAAATCTCCTCCAAGGCATCAACAACAGTGGTAAGAACATTATCTGCATCAGCTTCTTTATGCACATCAACATGGTCAATGCTAATTGAAGGAGTAATTTGAGAAAACTGAAGATTAAATCTTTCAGTTGCTCTCTTGCTAAGAAGTTCTCTGTAATCTTCTGCAACGTTTATCAGATTTTTATCTGTTACAAGAATAGAACCATCACCAGCAGTTTCGATATCTAATTCAGGTATGTTTATTTCAGGTGAAGCAAGCGCAGATTCAAGCATTCCTGTAAGCTTATCACCCATTGAATTTCCATATTCATATCCAATGTTAGCTTGCTCAACAACATCAAGAGTTTGTTTCTTTTCTATTGTGTAAAGTTCTTCACCTGCGCTCCATTCCTGAACTGCTTGTCTTGTGCGTTCAATTGCACCAGCGGCATCAGTACCAAACAAATAGTCCCAAAGCTTGACAACTGGTTTTACTATATTTAAGATAGTGTCAACAAAATTACCTATTAACTGCTTAACTGCGGCAATTGGATGATTCCACACGTTTACAAAAAATTCAGCTATTGTAGCTATCAAATTATAAACTGGAACATAGACGTTGTTGTACACAAAAGCATATAATGTCATTAGCACACCACCAATAACCCCGCATATTTCCTGAGTAGTTACTCCGAGTGAATTCAATGCCTTAATAATTAATATAATTCCACTGATTATGAGTAAGATAGGCCAATGCGCAACAGCCCACGATACAGCCATTACAGCGGCTACTGAAGCTACGACAGTACCAAGTATAAC